TGCAATATAGAATTGATCTAGTTTTGATAATGGTTCAGGAGTTTGGCGAACTACTCTCCGATTAACCTTTTTGCGTGGTGTGCGTTTTCGTGTGTTCGCCATAGCAGAAATTATCGCTTACTAATTAGCACAAACAGATCATCAACACGCTGTTGCAATTGCAAACTTTGAGTTTCTAATCTTGAAATCTGGTCTTTGATCGAGCTGCCGGAATTAGGTTTAAGCTCAGATAAATAAGATTTAATAAGAAAGCGCAGACCCAACAATAAACTTGTTGATATGGCGCTTACGCCAACGGCTATGCCAACCCATTCGTTTGCGGTCATGACGCATTAATTCCATAATCCGCTTCGCTCCCTGATTTTGGATCTAACGCTTTGGCAATAGGCGCAACAATTGCACCAAGCATAGTTGCATAGGCTGGATGAATGTCAGCCACTATTGCTAAAGCAACAGTTATTCCACTAGCTGCGACAGCTCTTAAATATGACTTAATTGCTGCTTTGTGTTTTTTAGTTAGTTTCATTAGTTGCCTTTCAGTAGTGGGATATCGAACTTGTTGCCATTTTGATTTGGTTTGAAAGAGATGTGGATGTGTTTATGATGTGGGTTTATTCCGGTATATTTTTTAAATTTCCATAATGATCTAGCACTAGCAATTTTGCCAGCGTGGATCACATAATAAATACGCTTATCCTTTTTTGCTGCGAGTCGAACCTGATCTGCCAAATCGAAACTAAGCCCTTCTTGGTCAGATAGGCGAGCGTCAATGTCGATGGCACATACTTCACCCTGTTCATTTGGGTTGTGCTGACTGACTCTGGCTGAATGGCGAGCATCACCAATCCATCCATCAAGTGTGCGCTTGCGATCAGGGAAGCAGTCATTTACCTGATCCCTAAAAGTTTCAGCAGCTTTAGATAACCAAGCCTTCATTAGCCAAGATCAGTTTGATCGTCATTTACAACTGGATTAACCAACCCAATTTCAATTAAATAATCATTTGTTGGCTCGCTAAATTCTTTGCCATCAAATAAGCCGTTGATGTATGGAGTTGAGTCTTTAACTGCAACAGCATCTAATTCATCTGTGGCAAATTGTTTAATATAATCTTTGTCAATAGAATCAACAATTAAAACATTAACTACTCTTTTTGTAATTTTATTAACTAAAGCAATATGTTTTTCCATTATGACTCCTTAACCTATGTAACGCAAAACGACTAAACCTGAACCACCATTGCCACCTGCAAGTGCTGTGGAAGCATTTGTTTTTCCTGCATTACCACCTGCACCTGTGTTTGCTGTTGCATTTGAACCAGCAGAAGGTATCGCAGTTGCTGCACCAGCACCAAAATTATTTGCAATACCAGTTGTAGTTCCGCCGCCGCCTTGACCACCGCCAGCAAGTGAGCGACCCCAAACATTAACTCCAGCACCGCCAAAATGTGCGTTTTGTGCACCGCCATTAAATCCAGTTACACCTATTGTAGTTGCATCTATATTACCGCCACCAATAGTTGCAGCAGCTGCATTTAATAAACCATATGCAACACTTGTTGCAGCATGACCCATACCACCACCGCCACCACCACCTGCTGAACTTCTACCATTACCACCGCTTGAAGCACCAGCAATAGGATCAACATTTGCTGCTGCACCACCGCCACCACCGCCACCACCTGCTGCACTTAAATAAGTAGTTGAACTTGTTACACCAACAATAGTTGCAGCAGAACCATTTGAACCTTTACCACCTGCTGTGCCACCTGCACCACCAGCAGGAACTGTAATGTTTAATTGTGTGTCGCCAACAACTGTAAAAACTGTTTCTATAACTTGACCTGCGCCACCACCGCCACCGCCATTTGCAGCAGTTGCAGTAGAACTTGCACCACCACCTGCGCCTGAACCAATACATAAAGCCCAAATTTTTGTTACACCTGTTGGAATTGTGTATGTTGCATTTGATGATGTAAATACTGTTTCAATTAAATTACCAGCAGCAACAGTTCCCCACTCAGGAGCAGTTCCACCAGAATTAACTTTTAACACTTGATTAGCAGTTCCTAATGCTAATCTAGTTTTAACATTTGCAGTTGATGAGCGATAAGCAAGATCGCCAAGAGTTGTTTCAGGATTTAAGTTTTTAACAGTTGTGTCAACAGATGATCCAAGTGTGCGAATAGCACTTGCGCCATCCTTGACGAGATCTGTGTCGTCTGGTGTTGTCCAGCTATAATTGGTAGTGGTTGCCATATTGTCCTATTCCTATGAGATTATTGTAGCGTATTCCCAAGTTAAAGTTGGGCTTAAAGTGTTCCAAGCCTCGAGTGCTGGAGTCGTATTCCAACGCATCGCTACTTGGCTGAACTCGGTTGGTGAAACATTGATTGTCAAAAACAGCTCATTAAATCTAGTGCTCCATGACCAGCCCTCTACATAACCCTCGAACGAGCCATCGGCTATTTGTAAAGGTAAATTTTCTATATTGACTGGCATACCCATAAAGACACCTAATAAATCATCTCGGTCTGCATCGTCAATTTCAGGGTTAGTTATTGGAAAGGTAATCGATTGGAATGCTGGTCTTGGATACGCTCTTTGATCTATGTATCTATCGGCAATAGCCTGAGCATCGACAGCACCCTGAACCCTTGAATTGATTGTTTCGGCTTTGTAGCCATATAGGGTAATTGAAGCAGCATCATTAGCTGTAACCTGAGAATTAAAGTTGTTACCATAATTGATGTATATGTCATTCCTGACATCTGCTGATCTCATAACAGTAGATAATCCAGATGCTAGGGCATGAGCTGCATCTAATTCAACATAACCATTGATTAAAAGATAATTCTGTCTGTGGTCTGCATCTGCATAACCTATATTGCCGGCATTGTCCTCATAGATATATCCAAAAGCAGAAGTTGCAATATCTGAAATAACATTGTAAATCGTATCTACTGTGGTTGATTGAGCAGTCATTGTGTAAAGGCCGGGTTGATCTATTTCGCCTAATCCTAAATCAACTGCATTAGCCCAAGTTTCAGTCGCATTATATGTTGCCCATGTTGAAGCTGACGGCACATCATTCCAAGTTCCAAGCAATACACTTGAAAGAATTGTGTAGATTTGGTTGCCATCCTCATCCTGTGAGATATTGTCATCCCAAATTTCTTTGGTTAATTTAGCAAGTGAACCCATCGCAATAAGTGTGTATTCAACAACTGTGGCTTTAGATCCAGTAGCACCAACTGCAACAGTTACATCGGTAATATCTCCACCAAATAAACTAATATAAGTTCCAGAAGTATCTTTGACCTGTAAATCTAAACTGTCATTTATATCAAAAAGTAAGGTTTGATTATTTAAGGCCAATAATGTTATTTGAATATAGGATGGAAGTGGCTGTTGGTAAATATCTGTTCGACCTGCCTGATGCTGAACATCGGCAATAGTTATGTCAGTATAATCAACCCCACCGACAGTTAGTTTCCAGTCTGGTGTAAAAACAGTCATTATCTATCCCTGAGAGCAGTCGTACTTCTAGCTGCTTGACTGTTTAAGGTCTGTGCGACAGCTCTAGCAGCACCCTCGCCATCGATAGCATTAACAGTAAAATTGTTAATTGTTGTATTAGCTCTTGGCAAACTACCAAATCCACCACCACCAAATCCACCACTCGGATTTGAAGGAATTTGTGCTGATGGGGCTGGGTTAGGCAATAATTGATTATTTAATCCTAAAAAATTACCAACTTTTATCAATTCGTTAGCAAGTGAAACAACCAAGCCAATAGCTTCACGCACAAATGTAATAAATCCAGAAATTTTTTCAACTAAATCACTAATTGATTTACCAAAATTTTCTGCACTTCTTTGTGTTTCTGTTAATCCTGCACTTAATCCTTCATCACCTGTCAATCCAGCTATAAAACCATTTAATTTTGGAATACCCTCATCATTTAAGAATGTAATAAATTTTTCTACCACTGGTAATAAAGCTGTTCCTAAACTTTCCTTTGCTTCATCAAATCCAACTTTTAAGCGATCAATTTTTCCTTGAAAGGTTTCGGCATTTGTAGCTGCTGCGCCACCATAAAGATCAGCAAGTTTTTGTTGAACCTCAGTAAATGACAAGGTTGATAATTCTGCTTTACTTAAGCCAAGTCCTAATCTGCCAAGTGAAGTAACATTTCCATCTTGAGCACGACCTAAAGCATTTGCAACAGTTTCTAAATCTTTACCTGATGCAGCACTAATATCTAAAGCAAGGGTTAATAACTTTTGGGCTTCCTCAGTTGATTTTGTACTTACCGCCAACCTCTGCATAGCCGGACGCAATTTGTCATCAGCAACACCTGTGGCTAGAGATGTCTTTAGGATCATGTCCTCAGTTGCCCTTATTTGGGCATCAGTAGCCCCTGTGGCTTGTCTTAAGGCATTGGCTAACCTTAACTGTGCCTGTTCATCTTCAATTGCAGCCTTGACCCCATCAACGGCTAATTTAGTGCCATAGGCAACGGCAGCAGCAGCAGCTACGGCAAATGCAGCGGCAGCCTTCTTTCCAAAATCTGAAATTTTGCTTGAGTTAGTTTCAACCGCTTTATCAGCTTCGCCTAATTTCTTTTTTAAGTCATCAACATCAGCAAGAATTGATAACTTTAATGTGCGATTACCAGTAGCCATTAGACCCATTCCTTAATGATGCGATCAAAACTTTGTTCCCACTTGTTAATCAATTCAGGCTGAATTCTGCGAAGGGTTGGATAAATAAACCATCCGCGAGATCCACGACCTTGCCGTCCAGAATATGTAGGGAACTGTTTGAATTTATTTGAACCAAACTCAATACCGCCCCATAGGGTTTGCGTAGTAGCACCACCTGAAAATTTTTGGCGTGCGAATCCATAACTGAATTCACCGATTTTGCTTGATTTAGAGATGCTAACGCCATCCGCGACTCTCTGCGCAACTTTGCCAGCCTTTGTTCGAGTTCCAGCTGCCTGTTTAATTTCCTCAGATGCAAAATACGCCAGAGCAGCAGATTGACGGCGTGCTTCATCAGTAGCTTGTTCATCCATAAGTTTGAAAGCCTTGTAAATGTCGCGTAGGTCTTTTTTGTTATAGGCGATTGTTTCACTTGCCATACCTCTGCTCCAATACTTCGATCGCTGTCAAAATGTCGTCTGAATCAACCCATTCACTCATTGGAATTTGTGTGGCTATTGCCAACTCAACCAATAATCTGCTTAGGCTTCCTGCTGGATGGCTTTTGGGTTTGCATCACCGACTATTACATCAGCGACAGTTTCCATCCATACTTCAAATCCTTTTACTGGCTTTCCTGCTGCTTCTCGCTTATGTGCGTTATATGCTAAAAACATCAGATCCCACATGCCAAGTTTTTCTTTTGCTTGGCTTATGGTGTGGCCAGTTGATTTCTCCCACTTAGCCCACTCAGGCGGTTGGGCTACATAAGTGGCTTGCTCGCCTGAGTTATATTCAATTGTAATTGGTAACTTCATTTTTTGCTCCCGCTTCTATTTCTTAACTAAATGTTTCTGTTACTGCTCCACCTGAAACTGTAAATTCAAAATCAACAGTTTGTGCATCAATTCCTGATCCACCTGCTGTTGGGAATTCTGGCTTTACTGGGAATTGGAATTGTGCCCCAGTTGCAGCTGTAAGAGTAATTGTAATGTCTGTATCTGGAGCAGTTTCTGCTGCTGTCCATAGAGCCTCGCAAACTGAGTTTGCCTTGCCCCAATCAGCCAACATTGATAATGCAAATGTTCCTGAAATGTTTGTGGTCTTATAAGCTGTGCCATCAAGTGTCTGATATTCCTGACGCTCATTGACCTTTGTTAATACTGCGCTGGTTGCTTGCGCTTCGATGTCTGTTCCACCTGTGAAAGACAACGAAATATCGCGACCAGTGATTACTACTGTTGCCATGATTATTTCTCCTTAGACTGTGCGTGTGTAGTAGGTAGATACTCGAACATCTGCGATAAGCAAAGTCGATGCTCCGACTGTGGTAACTGTTGGTCTTTCGACCGAGCTGACAATATATCCACCAGGAATAACTGCCAGAACGCTGATTATTAATTGCTCGATATTGTCGAGCGATGCAGGGTTGCTGTTATAAGCAACTGCAACTGAAATAGTAAAATTAACTTTTGCTCTGATATTGCTTTTGTTAATTGTTTCAAATTCTAAATATGGGCTATCTGGAACAACTACTACTGCTGGAGGAATAACTGTTTCAGGCACAAAAGCATAAACATTTCCAGCAACGCTAGATAAGGCAGTTGCTAAAGGTGTGCGAATCTGTTGAAGGATTGTTTCATTAGGCACTATTGAGCCATGCTTTCAGTATCCATATATGAACCAAGTAATCCAACGCATTTATTAAATAATGATCGACCCATTCTAAAAGGTGTAGCTGTAAAATCTACTCCTTCGATTTGTCCTCCGCCGGCAAGTCTTGCTTGGAAAACTTCGACTGAAACTGTGTAGACGGCTGATTGAACAGCTGCATTTCCAACATAAGTTGATCCGCCAGATAGGGCAGCAACTCCGGATGGGATGACATTAGCCTCGAGTAAATCGGCATTAGTGATCGATTGTGAAAAGGTATATTGGCCAAGATTATCTGCCAGCACAGCTCTTGTTCCGTTGTAAGGTGATCCGCATCCTGTGATGATGACTGATTGTCCTTCGGTGAATTCATGAATTCCTAGTGTAGTGAAAGTGGCGACATTGTCAGTCAGCGACACTTTTTGAATTGGGCTTTTGAATGTAACCAACATTGGCAGAATAACTGTTTCTGCGGTGTCAATAATTTGATTTAAGTAAGTATCATCATAAAGAGAGGAACTCACACCCAATACAGAACGCAACTGGGTCGCGGTAATAATTGTTGGCATAAATTCCTCTCTTAGACTCCCATTATTAGCTGCCTGGGATCGGGAGCAACCCCAGGCATTAAGGGCTTAATTAGTTCTTGTTGAACCAAACTGCGCCACCAGCAATTTTCACTGCTAATGCGCCATAGCCATAGTAAGC